ATGGGAAAGAAAGCACGGGAACTAAGCAATAGCCCTGAGGGGTTAGATAACGATAAAAAAAAAGAACCGCGTCAATTTGACAGCCCCATAAAAAAGACACCTACCGACGAAGAACTGGAAGAAGCCCTCGAAAATAGCGGTGGCGTACAAGAGGCGGCTAGTGTTTGGCTTAGGAAAAACAAAGGGATCATATACGCTCGAAGCAGCATTTCAGGAAGAATGAAAAGAAACCCAAAACTTAAAGAGGCAGCAGGTCGTGGCGTAGAAAAACTTTTGGATTTAGGAGAGGTCAAGCTTTTCGAAGCCGTTCAAAAGGGGAATATGACGGCTATTATATTTTTTTTGAAGTGTAGGGGCAAGAAGCGGGGATACATCGAAAAATTAACAATCGGTGGAAACATTGAAACACAACATAAAGAAAATGCAGCCAGCCACTTGTCTGATGAAGAACTCAAAGCGGTAATGAACAAAATTCTAGACGAGAAAGGAAGCTGAAAATAATGAACGAAGCACAAGGCGTTTACGACTTTAAAACCGAAGCATGTAGGCGCTTTTTGTGGTTCTATTGTCGTGTAAAAAATCCTAAATTCTACAGTCCTGAAAGGACACACCTCAAAGAATTTTGCGAGAAACTACAAGAGTTTACAAAGTCGGATAAAAAAGCAATGGTGGTAAATATGCCTCCACGACACGGGAAGAGTTTTACCGCGTCCCATTTCATTGAATGGCTACTAGGTAACTACCCTGACAAAAAGATTATGATGGGTTCATACAATGATATTCTTTCGACGAGGTTTTCCAAGCTAGTTCGTGATGACATTTCGGAAATTAAGGGCGATGCAGATAAGATAGTATATAGTGATGTGTTTCCGGATGTAAAAATCAAAAGCGGCGACGGAGCAATGAACCTTTGGAGCATTGATGGATACTACAATTCTTATCTCGCTACATCTCCTCAAGGATCTGCTACGGGATTCGGTGCTGACTATCTCGTTATTGACGATTTAATAAAGTCCTCACAAGAAGCGTATAGCGATATGGTAAAAGAAAAGCACTGGGATTGGTTTACTAACACGATGCTTTCTCGTTTAGAAGAGGGCGGAAAGATTATCGTCATTATGACACGGTGGGCAAGCGATGACCTCGCAGGAAGAGTGCTTGATTATTTCAAGCCTGAACAGGTTGAACATATCAATTACACCGCTGTTCAAAAAGACGGATCGATGCTATGTGAGTCCATCCTATCAAAAGAAAGTTGTGACCAAAAGAAGCGACTTATGGGATTGGACATTTGGTCAGCTAACTATCAGCAAGAACCTATCGACATCAAGGGGCGTTTATATACATCGTTCAAAACCTATACGGATGTGCCAAGAGATATGGCTGGCTATCCGTTATTTACATCAGTTAAATCCTATTGCGATACTGCCGACGAAGGAAGCGACTACCTTTGTAATATAATCTATGGCGTTTACGAAAACGATGCCTATGTTTTAGATGTTCTATACACGCAGAAGCCCATGGAATACACAGAGAGCGAGACGGCAAAACGCCTCGCTTCTTTTAATGTTCGAATAGCCGATATTGAATCAAATAACGGTGGACGAGGTTTTGCAAGAGCTGTAGAAAAGCAACTTAAAGAAACCTATCACTACCATCGGTGTAAGATTTGTTGGTTTCATCAAGGGGAAAACAAAAGGGCAAGAATACTCTCAAATAGTACAGCAGTTATGGATCATATTTTCTTTCCTGCCAACTGGCAAGACAAGTGGACTGAGTTCTACGACCACCTTCACAAATTTCAAAGGGAAGGAAAAAACGCCCACGATGACGCAGAGGATGCACTGACTGGCGTTATTGAAAAGATGAACCGGACAGGAATAAAAATCAATCCAATTATTTTGAGATAAAGAAACAGGGGGTGAGAAAGTGAAAATTCGATTTGACATTTTGTCTCGATGGACTAAACCGGGAAAGGATGGCGCATTTAATACAAGGATTGAAAGGTATCAAATCCCTGACACGATTGGCAAGCCTGATTTCAGCAGGAAGCAGAAAATGGCAATGGATGAATGCTTTGCTCCTGTAAGAACATTGCTTTCGCATACGATTGAAGGCATATCAGAGGAAGGGCTACCATCGTTCCCCGGCTACACGATGTTGACAGGCTTATCCCAAAATCCACTCATTCGAAGCGGCGTTGAGATGAGAGCCAAAGAGATGACCCGTAAGTGGGGGGAAGTGGTTAGGGCAGGGGATAATGACAATGAAGATAATGATTCGATCAATGAAATCACACGGGCATTGGTAAAGTTCAAAGTCAAGAAGCTGTTCCGAATGGCAGCTGAAAAGAATGGGTATCTCGGAGGCTGCCTCCTTTTTATTGATACAGGAGAAGAAACTAGCGAGCTGGTTAATCCGCTTATATTCGATGCTAGGACGTTCCCTATTGGTTCACTGAAAGGCTTTAAGTTAATAGATCCATATACGGTTTATCCCGGTGTATATAACGCTACTAACCCATTGTCACAAAACTACTATAAGCCGTCGGTATGGTATGTTCAGGGCGTTCCCGTACACTCAAGCAGATTCCTATTCTTCCGAGAAAGCGAGATGGAAGATATGCTGAAACCTGCTTACAACTTTTTTGGCATGTCATTGTCACAAAAGGTTCTTGATGCAGTCAGTCACTACACCGCAGACAGGGAGAGCGCAAGCAAGTTATTAAAGAAGGTCAGCCTCGTCATTTTGAAAACTGACATGCAGGATGTTTTGACAGGCGGGGGCGACCTTGACCTGAAAAACCGTTGCCAGTATTTCGTGAATAACTGGGATTATGAAGGAATGGCTGTTATCGATAAAGACACCGAAGACATGGCTATCTTTAATAACACCCTTTCGGGGGTTATCGACATTGTAAGGCAGGCAATGGAATACGTTGCTGCCATGTTCAATGAACCTGCCACGAAGATGTGGGGCATGTCACCTGCTGGATTCAATGCCACGGGTGAAAGTGATATGAAGAACCACTACGACAACATAGCATCCCTTCAAGAGCAAATGTTCAGCGATAACATTCAAAAGATTCTCGAAATTATTCAGCTCAACCTTTACGGAAGCATCGATAGCGATATTGAGTTTAAATTTGCCCCGTTGTCAGATGAAGCTGACATGGCACAAGCGAACACAAACAAAGTCAAAGCTGAAACCGATTCGATCTATGCAAGTCTCGGCGTAGTCGGAGCAGATGAAATTAGAAATAAGCTCATTCAAGATAAGAATAGCGGATATGACGATTTAGTAGCTTATGACACGCCGCTTGATCCATCAAAAATTCCTGAACCTGATATTGAGGGGTATAGTCCCGAAGAGCAAGAGGCGATGAAAAATGGAAAGGGATAAACGGCGCATCGGACGAACGGCACCCGATTTGGCTACCGAAATTCATATGAGGCGAAAGATGCAAGCACTGGTTCGGGCAATGTACAAGGATATTATTGAACAAGTCAAGCCTGAATATGAGAAACGTATAGCTATGGATAGCAGAAATTCTCATATGGCTATGGACGGACTTGATAGACGGTTTATCATTCGTCTTATGAAAAAGTCAAGAATGAAATGGTATCCAAAGTTTGATGAGTTGTCGAAAGAGCTTGCACAGTGGATGTCAAGAAAGACGTATCGAAGGGCTGACAAGATTATCCTTCAGAAACTGGATGAGTACGGATTCACTGTTCACCGAAATGTTGAGGAAGGGTATCAAAAAGCAGTCTTAAAGGAAGCAGTCAAAGATAGCGTAGACCTTTGGCACACGTTACCGCAGTATGCTGCCGCACAAGCTCAAACGACCATCATGAACGCATACGCCAAAGGTAGAGATATAGGATACCTTACGGAGCAGCTTTCTGATATGGCAGATATTAGCGCAGAACGGGCGGCACTCATTGCAAGAGATCAGATGAATAAGACCACCCAAACCATGGCTATTGCTAACGCAAAGTCATATGGCTTGCAAAAGGGGAGATGGATTCACGTCGCAGGAGAACACTCAAGCAGGAACACGCATGTTGATTTTGACGGCGAATTGTTTGATCTTGATACAGGTCTGTATGATTCTGACGTAGGTGAATATGTAAAGCCGGGAGAACTCATTTATTGTAACTGCCAATTTGTTCCGGTGATTCCTGGCTTTGAGGAATGAGAAAGGGGGTGAAAACAATGAACGAAAAGGCAAAAATCATTTTTGATGCCGAACCAAAAATGAGAACAATTGACAGCAACGGCTACATGCATGTTAAGCTCACTCCTATTTCTAAGGCTTGCGTAAACCCTTACCTTGGATCAGAAATTCCGGATGGGGAAGCGCATGGGTGTAAGCCCGATGCAATTTACTACGCACTTCGAGACCCGGATGAACTTAAAAAGGCAACAGACACATTCAACGGCTTGCCGTTGTTAATGGATCACCACGAAATCAATGCCGATAATCCTGCCAAGCAATTTCAAGTGGGAAGTACAGGGACGGATGCTGTATTCGATGGGAAGTATTTAAAAAATAGCTTATCAATCACAGATTCAGAAGCTATCAAAGCTATCGAAGATGGAAGTGCAAAGGAAATCTCTTGTGCATATGCCTATGATGCAGATTTCACACCGGGAGAGTTTGAGGGCATTCCTTATGATTTCGTTATAAGAAACATCAGAGGAAACCACGTGGCACTTGTCGCAGAAGGAAGAGCTGGTCATGATGTGAAAGTTGCTGATAGTATTTCAAAAGTAAAGGAGAAACTGGAAATGGAAAAAAAGAAAGCAGAAGAAAAGAAGAAGTCACAACAAAAAGCCATGGACGAAAACACCGTCCCGGAAACTAACGAAGTTCCTACTCCTGCCCCGGGAGAAGATGAAATTCCGGAAGGCGTAGAAAGACAGGAAGTTCCAAAGAGCAATGACGAACCCCAAAAGACAGAAGATTCGGATGAAGAAGTCAAGATTAACACTGACTCCGATGATTACAAAGCTGGATATGCCGCTGGGCTGAAAGCTAGTCAAGACACGGGTGGTGAAAAGCAGGTAGATAAAATTACAGGAGATAGCCTCGAGAAGGTTAAAGAGAAAGCAAAGATGGAAGCGATTGAACACGTTCGCAAACTTAGCAAAGCAGCTAAAGAATGTGAATTTGCTATCGGTCGCCAAGACGCTCTTGCTTTTGATAGTGCTACCGACATTTATGAACTTGCACTCAAACAAAAGGGATTTGATACCTCAAAATATCCCAAGGCTGCTTATGCATCTATGGTGGCAGTTCTCGGCAAGCAGGAAAATAAAGGTATTGCAAACGATAGCAATATTCCGGCAGTTGATGAAGAACTTCCGGATACGCTCAAGGGCTATCTCGATTAACATTACAGGAGGTTAATTTATGGCAGTCGAATTTCAAAAAACTATCAACGCAGATATTGCGCGTGGTATTCCTGGTGCTTTTGCAAGCATCAATCCGCATGTATCCACTCCGAAGGGATATATCGCAGGTAAAGACGTCGGTATCGGTACGTTTGTATGGACTACCGATGATTTTACGGTAGAGAACACTGGCACTGGTACTCCGCTCGGATTCGTTCACCGTGTCAATGCTTACACCTTCCAAAATATCACTCAAGGGGCATCCGATAAAGTCCCGGAAGGTCAAGCGGTAGACGTTCTTGTCGCAGGTGATTTCTTCGCTCTCACCGCAGCACAAGCTACTAGAGGTCAAAAGGTATTCGCCAAGACCACCGACGGCACGATTGTACCGGGCAATAAGGGCGCAACTGTAGAAGATGCAGTCGAAACGAACTTTTATTTTGCCGAAGATGTTAAGGCTGGCGAAGTCGGTATTATCACTAGCGTAGCTATTTAATCAGGAGGTTAAGCCATATGAATGATTTCCAAAAGCTGAAAAATAAAGGCATCATCTTTGATTCAGCGAAACATTTTATCACCGAAAAGAACCGCGCCCAACTCGCGCAGGATGCAGCACTCACTACTCCGGCTAACAGCGGTATTCCGGGGATCTTCACTAACTACCTTGATTCAAAAATTATTGACATTCTGCTTGCCCCGCGCAACGCAAGACAGATTTTCCCGGAAACTAAAAAAGGTGATTGGACTACTGATTATGCGGTATTCCGTACCGTTGAACCTGTCGGAAGCGTAACTCCATACACCGACTACGGCAATGGCGCTTCTGCTGATACCAACGTCGCTTACCCGACCCGTCAGCAGTATGTAGGACAAACCACTATTAAGTACGGCGATCTCGAGAAGGAACGCTCTGCACGCGCCATGATTGACCTTGTGTCTCAAAAGCAGACCGCAGCTGCTACCGTCATTGACATTGCGGCTAATAAGATCGACCTTCTCGGTATTGAGGGCATGTCTATCTATGGACTGATTAACGAGCCGAACATTCCGGCAGCACTTACCCCGGAGTCTGTAGGTGGCAAGACCGCATGGAGTGACAAGTCCACTAAAGACATCTATAATGATATTCTGAAACTCTTTAAACAGATTATCACCGCATCCAAGGGTCTTATCAATCAGACTGATGCATTCGTCCTTGCAGTTGCTCCTGGTACTGCCGTTGAACTCGGTAAAGCAACTGACTACAATGTTTCCGTATGGGACATGGTGAAGAAGTATGCCCCGAATGTAGACATCGTAACCCTGCCGGAACTTGCATCAGCAACTTCCGGGGATGCAGTCATGCTTATTGCAAAACAGGTTCAGGGACTTCCTACCGCTGAACTCGGTTATTCCGAAAAGATGCGTGCAATGCGACTGATTCCGCATTCTTCTTACTATGAACAGAAATTTGCTTTCGGCTCATACGGCGCAATTCTTTATAGACCGTTCGCTATTGCCAAGATGACTGGCGTCAGCGCTACCTAATTTATTTAATGTTTTCACAAATGTAGAAGGAAGGGACTACACAGGTAGTCCCTTATTTTTCTGCATATAGCACTCGGAGGAGAAAATGGCATACAGAAAAAAGACACAGGAAGTAAAAGAAGAAACCGTGGTTACACCCGACGTTGTTTCTAGCGAAGAAGTCGAAACTCAAGTTATTAACACGAACGAAAAAGCAAAAAAGGTTATCAAAGAGAATGTAGCCGGAGAAACGGTTATTGTTGCATACAACGGCGTTCATTCGCAGGTGTTTGATGTTCCGTGCAAGGGTCAGATTAAGAGAGTGGTCATCAAAGGAAATAATGCCGATCTGATTGGCAAGCCGAAAGGTGAACTCTATGCAGGAGGCTATGGGCTTACACAGGTGGATAAAGAGGCGTGGGACTGGATTTCCAAAACCTATAAAAACTGGCCTCCGATTAAAAATGGGCTCATGTTCGCTTCCACCTCAGCAAAAGTGGCAGATGCCGCACAAGAAAGAGCGAACCTGCGGAATGGCTATGAACCGCTTGAACGTCAATGCATTCGTGGTGTAGAAGAAAAAGGAACTACCTAAGATGAACGGCGTTGTTGAATTTGATGTAGAGGACTTTAAGAAAACTCATCCCGAAATCAATGATGTAGATGATGATATTCTTGCGTCCTTGTTTGGAAACGCCTGTCTGCTACTAGACAATACAGAAAATTCAAGAGTGCAAGATTTGAACGAAAGAAAGCTGCTACTATACCTGCTTATCCTTCACCTATACTACCTTTCCGAAAGAGGGGGACAGGCGGTTGGACTCATGACAGGTGCAAGCGAAGGGAATGTATCAGCTTCATTTGCTGGACTGAATAACGCGAACTGGTATCAACAAACCCAATGGGGCGCATTGTACTGGCAAGCGACAGCAAAGTATAGGAGGGGAGTGAGGTATATTGCTCCAAGTCGTAACCGTTCGCCGTGGTAAGGTACTAGACAAATATCTCAAGAAAATAGCTCAAATGAAAACGGGGGCAAGAGTTGGTATCTTAAATGGAGCTACCTACCCTGATGGGTTAAGCGTTGCTACCGTTGCATATATCAACGAAAACGGGGAAATGCGTAACCCGCGAAGACCGTTTATGCACCGCACCATGGAACAAAATGGCGAGAAATGGGTTAAGGGCATCAAGAATACCGTAAACGGAAACTTTAGCGAAGCGAATGTTATCAAAGCGTATGATTTTGCCGGACAAGTCGCGAAGGCTGACATGATAAACACCATAAAAAAATGGTCGCCCGATGATCCACGCCCCAATGCACCTGCAACGATAGCTGCCAAAGCGCGTAAGGCACGCAGCGGAAAAGGAACCACAGGAATAGACCCTAACCGGGTACTTATCGATACAACGACGATGATTCAGTCTATTGATTATGAGGTAGTCAAATGAATTTACATCACATTGTCAGAGGCATCATACAGACCGTACACAAGGATGAACCATGCTACCTGATACAAGCGATTGGTCAATCGAATGTTAAGGGCATCGTTACTCCTGTTTACAAGAAACCTTTTAAGATACTTGCACAAATTCAGCCTGCCGGAAGCGAGACATTGCAAATGCTGGAAACGTTCAATGTCGGTGGTGAATCCATGCAAGCTTTCCTTTATTCAGATCCCACCTTACCCGTGGCAAGCGTCAATCGCTTACCGCTAACTCGAGGGGGAGATATTGTTAAGAGGAAGGATGGAACATTTTGGCTCGTCACTGCTGTATTGTCTGACTGGACGGAAGAAGGATGGGCGTGCGTTGCAATCACACGTCAGACAAGTCCACCAAACTTTACTAATAGCGATTGGGGGGATTCTGATTGATACTTGAACTGATTAACGATTTTCTCTTGACGTTTACAGAGCTGAAGCAGGAAGTTATATTTCAGGGGTATCAAAATTGTATTGCCATGCCCCCGAACAATGAGGGGTTCTGTGTCATGTCAATTATGGAAATCAAGAGACACGGAACGAACGTTGAGAGCAATTCCGAAAACGAAAGAAGCATAAAGAAGCTCATTAGTTATGGGATTGATATTGATTTTATCGGTGATAATGATTTAAAGCAAAGAGAGCTTGCTTCTCGAGTCGAAGGGTTGTGTTGGTCAGATTATATCGGAGGTTTCTTTAAAGAGCGAAATGCATCTATGCCGTATTCCGCTGGTGTTCAAGATGTTCCGTATCTTGACGAGGATAAACATTTCCTTCATCGCTATCGTATTCGGCTTTATGTTTCGACATGGGAAGAAACATCTGTCAATGAGACAACCGCCAAAGAAGTTGTTATTAACCATTCGATCCATGGTAAGAAGTCTGACAGCACAGGCGATGTAGACAAGACATATTACAAAAGGGGCATAGAAAATATTGATGTTGACCACAAAATAAAGGAGGTACATAATGTCAATTCCCGCAAGTAAAATTGTGAATATTACGTCACGAGTTATTAACGCAGGTGGCAACGAACTTGAAATGGCAGGGTTGCTTCTCACAAAGAACCCACTTTGCACATTCCCGGACGTTCAAAAATTCACTAGTGCAAATGCCGTAGGCAGATATTTTGGCATGGAAAGCTATGAGTACAAAGTCGCGGCAAAGTATTTTCTCGGTTATAGCAACTCATTTAAAAAGCCTGCCACCATTTACTTTGCGCGTGCGGTTACTGAACCCATTGCCGCATGCCTTATTGGTGGTTCAATTCAGTCTCTTGAAACTCTCAAAAAGATTACAAAAGGAAGTATCACAATCAGTATTGACGGCACGGAAAGAGCCGTCAGTGATTTAGACCTTTCTGCTGCATCCACCGAAAGTGAGATGGCACAGGCTATTGAAGCAAAGCTGACTGGGACGTCTGTATCTTTTAACAGTAACCTTAATGCGTTTATTGTTACGTCTAAGGCTACAGGAAAGCAAAGCAAAATTAGTTTTGCAAGTGGCACAGATGCAGATGCACTGGGACTGACAGAAAGCACGGGAGCAACGCTTTCCGAGGGTAGCGATGCCCTTGATCCATCCGCCCTCATGAAATCCGTTACTAACTCCACTACTAATTGGGCTACCTTTACTACCATTTACAAAGCTACCGCCGATGAAATTATCGGATTGGCGCAGTGGTCAAATGCACAGGATGTTGATTATCTTTTCTGCCCATGGACGGATGACAAAGCTGATACGCTTCCGACAAATAAATCTAACCTTCCAAATAAACTCCGTGCGCTCAATCTCGAAGGGGTTACTCTCACCTATGGTGATCCATTCTACGCAATTCTGCCAATGGCATTTGCCGCAAGTATTGACTGGAACAGAGAAAACGGACTTCCCACTTTTAAATTTAAATCCCAAAGCGGACTCGCGGCAAACGTCATGGATGAAACCACAGCTGACAATCTGAAAGAACTCCACATGAATTTTTATGGACGCTATGCAACTCGCGCAGATGATTTTACCATTTTCGCCGAGGGTGCAATGACTGGCGGTAACTATGATTACATTGATGCATACCTTGGTATGGTATGGCTTAAAAATTCCTTACAGCTTGCTTGCATGACTGGATTCACTGGCGTTAGCGCAGTCCCGTACACTGAATCGGGATATGCACTGATTCGAGCATGGTTCACGGATGTTATTGAGCAAGCGAAGCTGAACGGCGTCATTCGCGCAGGTGTCACTTTGAATGAGTTGCAGAAGTCACAACTGCTGAATGAAATCGGAGAGGACAAATCAGACACAATCAACACAGATGGATATTATCTGCTTGTCACAGACCCGGGGGCGCAGGCAAGACAAAATAGAGAGTCCCCGACTATTGGACTTTGGTATACATACGGAGGAGCGGTTCACAAGCTCGACGTTCCTGTCACGATGATTAAATAATTAGGAGGTCACAATGGCTAATAGAGACATTACAAGTGCGAACAGTAAAATTATCTTAATTTGCCCCGAACTGTATCCAATCGGCGTAGAGCTGCAACAGTTTTCGACTGACCAATCCATCACACAAGGGGACGAGGAAATTGCAAATGATCGCATCGGTGTAGACGGAAAGATGGTCGCGGGGTGGGTGCCAACGATTAAGAGTGTAACTATCGCTCTCGAGGCATCTTCTCCGTCTGCTTCTGTTTTTGATACGATTTACAAGCACTCTAAATCGGCTCATAAAGTATATTGGATTAACCTTATTGTTACTGTACCGTCTCTCGGGAAAGTGATTGTTTACAAAAATGGCGTACTGAAAAACTGGAAGCTCATGCCGGATCATAAGCAGGTGCTTGACCCTATCAATGCCGTTATTGATTTTGAAAGCGTGGAATGACATGAGAAAAGAAGTTAAGATACATATTCAAGACGAAGAGCGTGACCTTCTGTTTGTTATCAAACAGATGCCTGCACTGCAACTGGAACGATTCATTAACCGGGCTGTTATTCTTTTAGCTCGTTCATACGGAGCAAAGCTCACTAATATGTCTGCCAATGCAATTTCCAATCTACAATCACTTATAAATTCGCCACAGATTGAAAATTTGGCGTCAGGCAGCGATTTCCACGCCAAGATAGTACAACTTATAGGGCAACTCGATTATGACGCAGTAGAGCCGCTTTACAACGAATTGCTTTCATGTTGCAAGCTCATTCCGGATCAGTCCAATCAGCTTATGACTATGGAACTGACTCCAACGGTTATTGATGCGAACATCGAGAACCCAATGACACTTTATAGACTTCGAATTGAAGCCGCAAAGGTCAATTTCGGTTTTTTTCAGAACGTCATGAACTCCCGCGAACCTGCAGCGAAAGCGGTTACGTTCAAGAAGGTTACAAAAACGTCTCAACGCTAACAGGCGTTGTCGTTAGTCAGAAGTTCGCCACGCTGTATGAACTGGAGACAGTCTACAGCTACAGCGACCTTTTGGATTTATATGAGATAGCTTACATTAACAGTATCAACGAAGAGCGAGCATACAAGGCGGTGAAAAATGGCAGATAGCATAGTAGAAAGGCTTTTTATTTATGTTGGACTAAATACAAAAGCTGTAGACAAGGGGCTTACACAGTTAAGCTCCAAACTGGACGGCGGTCTTAAAAAGATTATCAAGAGCGTTGCTGCTCCTGCTATGACCGCCTTTGCTGGCGTTATGTCCGGGCAGTTTGTTTCGGATATGATTGCCGGAGCAAAACAGGCAGCTAAATTCGGTTCATTTCTTGGCATGAGTACCGAAGAAATGAGTGCATGGGCTGATACCGCACAGTCTATGGGGATTCAGCTAGAGGATTTAGTTAATGCGTTTTCAAAGGTTGGGGCAAGTGCTTCAAACTCACTCAAGACTGGTACAGGTTCATTTGCTGAGCTTGTGCAGAACGGTGTAATTGACAGTTTGACGGATGCCGATGGAAAACTCAAAAGCACGGAAGAGCTTGTCCTCGAATTGTCCGATGTTTTGAAGAACATGAACCCCGGTGAAGCTACTGCCCTTGCAAGATCGGTTGGTATTCGAAATGTCGGTCAAATAGCCATGCTTCGAAGGGGAAGAACGGAACTTGAACGGACTGTAGCGTCAATGAAAAAGCAAGGCGCTTACACTGATGAGGACGCTAAGAAGTCTAAAGAGTTTTCAAAATCCTTGATGGCTGTATCAAGAGCTATCCGAAATTTGCTTCTACCTGTTTTTCGTCTGATCCTTCCTCTTATGTCCAATGCGGCGAAAGGATTTGCGTTCTTGTCAAAGCATATACGGGCATTTTATCCATTGCTTTCCGCATTGGCTATTGCTGCTATTATTTCTTTGCGAAACGTTGCAAAAGCCGCGGCTGTCTCATTTGCAGCGATGGTGAAAACGAACCCTGTCATGGCGGCACTCCTCGCTTTGGCTCTCTTGATTGGACTTTTGTATGATGACTACAAAGCATTTCAAAAAGGCGCAGAAAATTCAGCGTTCCCCGGCTTGTGGAAATCAGTCACAGAAGTTAAAGACGGCATAGCCGTTTTAAAAGAGGAATATGTCAAGTTTGGAAAAGTTGCTTTAGGCGCGGCAACAATGCTTTACGCCTCATTCAAACTTTACAAAATGGGCGTATGGATTTTGAACAGTGCTTTTGGAAAGCTCATTGCTCGAGTGATTCAGCTCGGGGCTTCTGCACTGATCGCAATAGGTCCGATTGGCTGGGCTATTATGGCAGTTGTCGCTGTCTGCGCTGTCCTGTATGCGTATTGGGATGAATTATCCGCTTTTATGCAAAGCGCATGGGAAACGCTATGCACTTCCATTTCTGCATGGTGGAACTCCGTATGCCAAGGCGTGACTGACTGGTGGAACTCTACATGTGATTCAATCACTGGTGCATGGGATAACGCGACAAGCTCGATTACATCTATTTGGAACTCCATTATATCCGCTCTCACAAGCGCATGGGATGGATTCGTAAGCACGCTTGAAACTGCTTTCGCATGGATTTCTTCTAAATTTTCATGGCTTACAAACGGACTTGGAAAGCTCAAAGGATTATTGCCGTCATTGTCATCTGGGATTCAAATGCTGAACAGCACAAGTGGCAATTCGTACAACTCCACAAGTGAAAGCTCGCAGACAAATAATTTTTACGTTCAAGGAAACATGGATAGAGATACCGCAGACTCGATCAGCGCGCAAATAAACACAGATAGTCAGAATTTTGGATAGGAGGGATTTGGATGTCCTTAATTAGTAGCATTATTAGCCCCGAATACCGGGTGCAACAATGGATGATTACAGACGAAAAAGGGAACTCCATTCTTCCGATTAAATCCATACTTTCTTTGGCGGTTACGTCGGGTGGTTCGGTTGTGGCGGATGCAATCGAGGAAGGCAGCTTTACGGCATACAACAAAACAACGGAACCTCTTGAAATCAATATGGAAATTGGGTTTGAAGGTGAGGATTGGGAATTGAACCATGCCATAACCTCGCTTTCTGAACTCAAAGACAGCGTAGCCACTTTTTCGATCACTACTCCATACCATGAGTATGAGAATATGACGCTTGAAAATTATGACTATGAGATGAAAACTGAAAACGGGCTTGGGGCGTTGATCGCCAACTGTACATTTAAGGAAATCCGCGAAGTTAAGCCCGCCTATAGTCAGGTGGATGCAAGTACGATTCAGCAAAATCAAGATGAAAACAGAGCGACGGAGAGCGAAAGCATATCGAGTGATGATTGCTCTGATGCTAGTGATTCATCGGTTTCGGATAGCGGGCAGGTTTCTTCTTCCACCCCCACAGGTAATGAAGGAACGGCTGCCGAAGAAGATAATCGAAGCGTATTGAAAACAGCGGAAGATGCTGGTACAGAAATTTTAGGAGGGTTCTTTTCATGATACGAAAAATACCTCTCAAAGCCATTCCCAATCAGCGGTTTAATGTCGTGCTAAATGACCAAAACTGTACGATTCACCTTTTCCAAAGGGGCGATTATCTCTACATGGATTTTACTGTAGACGGCAAAATAATACGCACTGGGGCGATATGTCTGTCTGCTACCTCGATCCTTGCTTACCCGACTCCGTATTTTGATGGGTATCTGTTTTTTACGGACATCAAGAGAAAAAACAAAGAACCGAATTATACCGAATTGGGTAGTCGGTTCATTCTTTGCTATACGGACGGTGCATGACTATGTTTTGGAAAAAAGCTATTAAAGTAACCATAGCCCTTGCAGAAGGAACGTTTGATAAAAAAGGGAATAACGAAATCACACTTCCGGAAGTCCCGATCCATGTCAGCATGGATAAAACTGGGGGTGATGAGTTACCAAAATGCTCAATCGAGGTAAAGAACCTCAAACTCAACTTAATGGAGCAGCTCACTGTATTGTCCTTTCGCCAGTTACAAACATACAACAACGTGATTAAGGTTATGGCAGGTGAAGAAGGGCGCGACCTTGATCTTGTGTTTCAGGGTGAAATTGTTAGCGCAATTCCTGTATTTTCAACCGAAGGCAATGTTACGTTCAAGATAGAAGCCGCAAGTGGTTACTATCCACTTCAAAAATCCACGCCGCCTGTCAGCGTGCAAGGTGAGACGACGATTGAATATCTCATGAAGCAGTTCGCTACAGAAGCTGGGTATGCCCTTGAGAACAAAGGGGTGACTGGAAGCGTGAGTAACTGCGTATTTGCAGGGACGCCCATCGTGAAGGCTAGACTGCTTGCAAAACAAACTGGAATTGACCTTTTGATTGACAATAATAAATTTGTCATCCTTCCATCCTACAAAGACAATCGAGATTGCATTATACCTCTGATTAGCAAGGATACTGGGCTCATTGGCTATCCGTCATTCACTAATGACGGGGTGGAGTGTGAATGTCTGTTTAACTCACTCATTGAGATAGGCGGGCTTATCAAAATCGAAAGTATTGTTCCGAAGGCAACTGGCGTATGGCGCGTGACGAAAATTCATCATGATTTGGAAGCATACAATTCGAGTGGTGGTAACTGGCATACTAAAATTGATGCCGTATGGAGGGCAGATTCATGAATGATGATAATGCGGTTCAAGGGAAGCGGACACCGTACACGGGGAAAAGTGCCGGAAACGCCATTGGCTTTCTCATTCAGCAGGCGTTATCTCAGATGTCTATCGCCGTTCCTGTCAAGGTGCAAGCGGTGTATACAGGAGATACTACTGGCTATGTTGATGTTCTTCCCCTTGTCGGCACGGTGAATGGTAAGGGTGAGTTTGTTAAGCCTGTTACTCTCTATCATCTTCCCTACGCACGAGTGCAAGGGGGAAATGCAGCTTTGATTATTGATCCTGTCATCGGAGACAAAGGGCTTGCAGTCTTTACGGATGCTGATACGTCTTGTGTAACCGCAGAAAGCAGTGAACCGCAGAAGCCCGGAAGCTACCGCAGGTTTTCGCAATCGGACGGATTTTACATTGGCGGATTTCTTAATCGGAAGCCCGTGACTTATGTAGAACTCAAGCAGGATAACACGATGGTTATCAACGCAACGAGCGGAGTAACTATTAACGGGGATGTGCATGTCAATGGTGATGTTATCGCAGACGGTATCAGCTTGCAGAACCACACTCATACAGGCGTGCATGGAGAGACGAGCAAAGCACACTAGACCGAAGTTTACTATCTCAAAAGAGGTGGCTATCCCACATGTATTAGCATGCAAAATTGCTTATTTTTATGTAAGGATGGCGATATTGCTGAAAATGCTCATATTTGCGTTTATTTGGCTTTAGAGCCTTTTCCGAAAACTTACATATAATTTATCAAAAAGATGTTAGCAACGCAGCAGATGGCAAATGATTAGTGTATGTTAGATGTTCTATTTGCCGCATACAGCGTTTAGAGCTTTTTTCCTATATCCCACCAAAGACCTGAAAGTTTAGGTGCGTCCGAAGTAGGATGAGTTTCAAAAAGTTAAAAGTTGAATAGAATCGCAAGACTGGTGGTGAGAATCATGCAGACGTTACTCTTGAATGACGAATGGGATATTGAAGTTGACAAAGCGGGGAATATAGCAACAACCACTGACTCATATGCTACCGCACAAACTGCCGCCAATGCCATACGACTTTTCACGAATGATGCTTATTTCGATCGAACAAAAGGGATACCGCATTTCGATGTGGAGCTTGGCAAGCCATATAAAATTTCGCAATCAGTCTTGATAAACAGAATTTATAAGACTTGCATGGCGGTTGAAGGCGTGAGGGATTGCAAGGTATCTCTTGACTTTGATGAAAACAAAAGAATTATAGGTGGGACGGTCTATGTGACTGATAGCGAGCAGACTGTTTCTGTTGAAATCTAGGAGGTGAAACAATGGCTCTTGTGTTTGACCCGAAAACGGGTGTCACGGTCGAAGATACTGCCGTCGTTAGAAAGCGAATTGCAAGCGACTGGAAAAAGGCGTTTAACGTCAGCGAAGGAAGTCCCGAGCTTGTGACTGATCCTGAAACACCTGCCGGGCAGCTTATAGATGGACAGACTGCTCTTGTAAGTCAGAAGGATAATGACTTGCTAAGGCTTGCAAATGGGTTTAATCCCAAAACTGCGACAGGCGTTTTTCAAGACGCATTAGCTCAGATTTATTTTTTGCAAAGGCAGGTTGCTCAACCAACCTACGTCACATGTCAATGTCGCGGACTGTATGGCACGGTGATTCCCTACGGTGCAGTCGTGCAGGACGTTAATGGGAATACATTTTACAATACCACGGCAGCCGTCATCCCGTCAGAAGGGATAGTGGAGTGCGTATTCCGTTGCTCGGTCTATGGGGCTGTAGAAGTCGGAGTGAAAGCCGTTAATACGATTATCACGGTTATACCGGGATGGGATACAGTATCAAACAACGCGGCAGGTGCCACGGGGAGAGATGTAGAAACGCAATCCGAATTTGAGACAAGGCGCTATGAAAGCGTATCCAAAAACGCGCACGGCACAGCGGAAAGCGTTGAGGGAACAGTTGCTAACCTTAACGGCGTTATTGCGTGCGCTTGCGAACAAAATCGCGGAGATGTGTCTATCGTTAAGAAAGGGGTAACTATACCGCCTCATTCCATTTACCTTTCCGTTTATGGTGGTGATCCAAAACAAATTGGAATGGCTATTCATATGAAGCTGGGGGGTGGATGTGGATTTGCCGGAAATACGAAAGTAACGATTAAAGACCCTACCGTCGGAAGTAACCATGACTATTTTTATGAAATTCCGGAAACAGTTCCCTTCGGTATCAAAATATCCATGGTCAAGACGCCTCAAACATCAGCTACATTTGAGGATGACATTCGAAACGCATTGGTTAAAAATTTTGAGGGACAAGAAGCAGATCATGGCAGAGTGAAGATGGGACAAACTGTTTATGCCAGTCGCTTTTATAAGTCCGTTATTCTTGCAGGCGTAGAGAACTTACAAACCATTAAAATTAAATTTCCTGCGGCAAGCGGAACGTATAGTGATAAACTGGAAATACCGCTCGACAAGCTCCCTACGCTTGCGAAGGAGAATATCGAAATTGAGGTGATTTCATGAATTTTCATGCCACGACAGACGTTCGAGCGAATCCCGACATTCGAGAAGAACCGCAGAACTACATCCAGTCGCAATATTCGCACAGTTTCACGATATGCCGACTCCTTGAAAAGTTTCGCAATGAAATTTCTCCTACAGCAGACATTCGCCTGTTTATTGACAACGTGATGCGCCTTGATACAGCAGTTGGAAAAGGGTTGGATGTACTGGGACGTATTATCGGGATCGAGCGCACGCTTTCTTTTAAAGATCAATCCTTTACCCTGAATGATAACTTATACCGCAGTCTCTTAAAGTACAAAGCTCTTGCAAACATCACGGATACAAGTCTTGCCACGCTGAATAAGATGACAAGTATTCTTTTTCCGAATGATGATATAAAAGTCTATGCCATTATTCATGAGGGTGAAGAGGACGGAAAGCACTACAACAAATATCCGATGCATGTACGATGGTATACGAATAAAGACCTAACCACAGAAGAAAAAGCCACCTTTCAAGCAGGTGGCTTGCTGACGCTGAACGCAGGTGTCGGATGGGAATTTCTTGCTATTGACGAAAACTCTATATTTGGTTTTTTAGGAAGCGGTTTGCAGCCATTTGACTGCGGACGCTTTTTTAATTCTAGCGAGGTGATGACAGAATGAAACCTACACAGCCCACTCTCATTCCTATGCCGTTTGCACAGAATGGGAATAAAAACACCATTCCGGAGAATGGTACGGAAGGGAAGGGTGACGCCAGTTTTTCACTCGGCTTTCCGCAAATCACAGAGACGCCACTTTCGATTGGAGGACTACCGCCGTCCCGAAAGGATTTTAACGGTATTTTTAACCTTCTCAGTATGTTTGCTTTCTTCGGGCAGAGCGGTGGCGTGTTTACGTATTCTAGAGAACTTAATTACGTTTCACCTGCACTTATATGGTTTAATAATGCGCTATGGATTTGCGTTAAAGAAAACGGAAAAGACTCAACAAATGGGGTTCAACCGCCACAGGCTAATTCTGAATATTGGGAATCATTGGCTGATTTTTTGGGCGTATATCCACGAAGTGAACTTGATAAAACTATTAAGGATCTCAAGGATAGCGTAAATCAAGAAATTGCAAACGTATCAGGGGCTAGTGCATTTTCTTTTCTTATTTCAAAAAATGGGTCGGTAAGTTTTAACGCTCCATTTAACGTAAAAAAAATATCCTGTTTTGTGGATACTAATTTTTCTAAAGCTAATGATGGAAATCAATCGGGGAAAAATGTTGTAAATGTTGCCAATGTCGGCGATATTACAATGTCTGCTAGTGTTTCAAAAGGTGGCTCAAAAGGACATTATTGGGGTTATAGTGTTACAAAATCTAATGCTGTTGATCTCGTTGCAAACATCGCAAAGGGTAGCACAATTAAGATAACAACTAATTGTAGCGGCTCGTTGGGTGTCGAATCCACAAGTATTATGTTGGTTTTATCATAAGGTTAGCCTCGCGTGTAGTTCCTACGGCAAATGAGAACCGCCCTGTAAATGCGACGGTACGTTTTTTGATTAAAGCAGATGATTAGGAGGAGTAGTATGTGGAAATATGTAAATCCTGGATATGGTGAGTTGCTGGATGAAAAACTCGGAACGACTAAAAGTACAGTCTACAACCCAAAGAATGGGGTGTGTATTGGTGGACAAAAAAGCTACGGAAAAATAAATTTACCAAATTTGCTGGAGGTTTACATCAAATGTAATGTTTATTTTAAAGAAAGCAGCAATAATTATTATTGCAATATTTATGCTATTAAAAATGATGTCAAAATAGGCTTATATAAAAGCTATTATGATAATTTAGGAGTGCGTATCGGTGATGATGAACATCAAAACATAATGTCGTTCGATACAAATAAATTATATTCCGTTGTGCTGCATATCAAGACTGGTATAAAAGGAGTGGTTGAGCTATTTGTAAATGATACTTTGGTAAAAGCATATAATACTCAAATCACTGCTAGTAACATTGAAGCAGTTCAAATAGCAGCACAAGCAGATTATGTCAGTAACATCATTATCTCCGATCAGGACATTCGTGATGAAAGCGTTCTTGTTGTCCCCCTTGGTGAACCGACTGGCACATGGAGCGGTATTTCTGACGGCGAAGCTAAAGCAACCGAAGCGGATCAAGTGCTCACTCAATCTCTTAAAATCGATGATATTAAAAATACCGTCGGTACAGATACCGTGACTTCGGTTAGTGTAGCCGCATATGACATTCGCTATGACAGTGAGAAGGTAAATTCTATGGAAGCATCCATCACCAAAGATGGCTCAAATCTCACGAGTGCCACAAAATCCATTACGAATAATGCGATTACGCCCATTACATTTATGAAAAATATGACAATCGATAATTTAGCAAATACATCCGTCTCATTCAAAGCAAAGAAGGTGTAACATATGGCTGATGAAACGCAAGTAACAACAGAAGAGCAAAGAAACTCTCCTGGCATTGCTTTTATCACCCATGGGAACTTGAAGCATGACCCGCCGCTCCACGCTTTTATCACCCATGGGAACTTGAAGCATGACCCGCCGCTCCACGCTTTTATCACATATGCCAAAGGGGTAGATATTGATGGAGAAGGAGAAATTTCGACTCAACTTCTTAATTTTTCTGCTTCCGCGAAGAAAGAAAACAACAAAACCACTATTGCTATTTCATGGAATTTGAACGGTTTGCATCATGCAGTGATTCGGATTAAGAAGGTTCAGGCTGAAGCCGATAACGAAGTGGATTGGTCAGGCGTTGAGGTGGTAGATACGCTCACGATGGGTCAGGGGGTTACGTCTACAGAGTATGATGGAGCGCAAGAAGGTTACAAATATCAGCTAGAAGGCGTTGGCGTAGATGTATTCGGTGATACGTCCGAAGCGGCAAATACGCCTAAAGCAGAGGTGTTTATAGCGAAAGCTATAGAGCCTAATCCCAATCCTAAACCTGAACCTGATCCTAGCCCTGAACAGCCAACGGAGAAACTTTTTGAATTTCACTATGTTCCCGATGAAGGCGTACTGCCGGGGCTGATTTTTGAGCAGCAGACCGAAGACGTTATCAACGATATCGGGAATTATGCGTATTTTGCACAGAAAACGGCATCGAAAGCGCTTAAAACTGGGCTTGAAGCAAGCGAAGCGGCGCGAACTGCGTTGAATGCAGCACAGAACGCACAGTCTACAGCTGACCGTGCTACTGAACTTGGCAATACCGGAATTAGCAAGGCTAACGCCGCACAAGAAACAGCAGATAAAGCACTGAAAAAAGCAGAAACTAATGAAGGCAGTATCGCCGCCAATTCTTCTTCTATTTCGACGCTCCAAAACACAGTTAACGAACAACAAACACAAGTTAATAAGAATATCAATGACATAAATTTATTGAATTCTTTAATTACAGGTGTCAATGGAAATATCAGTGTTAATCTTGAAGCAATAAATGAATTGCGCGAAAGGGTTACAACTGGGCAAGAATACGACAAGAGTGATGCAGATGTAAACAAATTAACACAATATGGACGTTATTATTTTAGCGAGATCAGTAATGGAATGCCGGTAGGCATTCTATACCCCGCTTTTTTGGATGTTGTTCCGATCTACAGTAAAGGTGAAGATAATACCTCTATTTTGCAACGAGTTGTTGACGCAAACGGCGTTTCGTTTTATCGCCTTGCCACGGAGACAACAGTAGATGCCACGACGACATACACCTTTGGTGACTGGAAGTCTATTGATACTCGCTATTTGAAACTGACTGGCGGCACGGTAACAGGGCAGACCACCTTCTCGGGTAAGCTCATTGCAAGCGGAAAGACAAGCGTTCCAACACTGGAAGCGGAAACTAATTCAGATGCTATTGCAAGTACAAAGTTTGTCCATGCCGTGGTGAATGCCCTTGTAAATGGCGCTCCGGAAGCGTTGGACACGCTGAAAGAATTGTCTAAGGCTTTGGGGGATGACCCGAATTTCTCCACCACCATCTTAAAGAAATTGGAACAGGCGGTTACGAATGTCACTAACGATAACGGAAAAGTCACCGTTTCTAAAGGTAACGGACAAACGAATGAGTTTTACGCTGGGTATATTAGTCCGAACGCATATCATCGAGTTGCATTGCCATCATCAGCAAAGACTACAATTTCCATTACACAAACGGTACTCGCCATTGGTGGAGCAGTTTATGACGGAGCAGGTTCTTTAAATCTTGCATCGGAAAGCGATTGGGATGATAGCACCTACGCTACGGCTTCTAATCGAGCAGGTAAAGATTTCTATATTTATGCTTGCGTTGCAGATGGAGCTTTGAAGTTTGTTCTGTCCGCCAATAAAGATAATCCGGCAGGGTATACTACCGCAACGTCTCGCAAGATCGGAGGATTTCACTGCTTGTGCGTTGATGTTGGCACAATAGAAAACCATCCACTTTCGGACTACGTGGCAGGTGATATTCTTCCTGCGTCCATGTGGGACTTACTGCATCGTTGCAAAGGGGACAACGAGGGCATGGTGTATGACGAAGAAGATGACGTATGGCTCGGCATTTATCTTCTGTCTTATGAAGATGGTCGTGCCGTGAGTAAGTACAACGGCGTTGTTTTGGATGGAACATCAACCCCTAAAGCACACGGACTTTGGTTTACGGAAACCCTTGCTAAACAAAAAATGAGACTTCCTTATATGCATGAGTATTTCAATGCGCTTAAAGGTTGCCAAGAAGGGGTCAACATTAGTGAGTCTAAAGATTGGAATACAACTGGCGGTCATATTTACACGAATAATGTTCGTTGTATTTCAAATATTGGGCTTGAGGATCCGACCGGGTTCATGTGGCAGTGGACGAATAACTACGGTATGGCAGGTGGATCTAGCTGGGGGTCATCGTCTTATGATGCGAAGGTTGATGATGTAAATCGTGGTAACAGCTATGGCAATTTGTGGTTGCCAAGAATTGGTGGTTTTTGGTCGGATGGCGTGAATTGCGGATCCCGATCTGTCAACGGCAGTGCAATAGCCGCATACACGGCTTTGAATGTCGGGGCAAGAAGTGCGTCTGAACCTCGAATTGTATTCTTGTAAGGTTTAACCTGAAGGAAAGAAGGTTATTAAAATGCGTGAATATCGAAGGGTCGTAAAAGACTGGCTTCGAGCGGTAGACAGGGAAGAGCTGAATGCCGTTTTGAAGTCAGCAATTTTTACGCCTGACGAGCTGGAATATATTAAGATGAGAATTTTTGAAGGTAAGAGCTTTAAGCTCATAGCAATCGATAGCGGAATATCAAGAAGCGGCATGGCTAAAATTGCTGACCGTGTTGCAATGAAGATATACAAAGCTATCTCAAAATACCGTATGTAAGAATGTATAGCAGGATACACAATTTATACATTTTATGAGGAGTATTTTGGCACAATATGGAAAAATCATGTACACCTTTTCTTTTCCCTTTTGCCGTATGATACAGACAGAAGGGAGGAGATAGGATGTATGGTTTAGATTATCCGTACTATGGTGCAGTGCCGCAGATGCAAGCACGCTTAAATCAGTTGGAGGGCTATCAAGCACAGCAATTACAGGCGCAACAACAGATGCAGCAACAGGTATCTCCGCTTCGAGGAAGAACCGTTACATGCGTTGAAGAAGTGAAGGCGGCACAGGTTATGCTTGATGGGACGGCTGCCTATTTTCCTTCCCCATCCGAAGGCAGAATTTACGAAAAATCAATAGATCTAAATGGAAATCCTGTCTATAAAATCTACGAACTGTCTAAAAAGCCTATCAAGAATCCCGTGGAATCACTGGAAGATAAGGTAAATGAATTGGAATTGATGGTTCGGGAATTGCAAGGAAGGAGCGCAGAAAATGAATCCAATGCAACTGATCGGAATGCTAAAGCAGGCACAAGACCCCATGGCGATGTTAAGCAACATGGCTAATAGCAATCCGCTGATGGGGCGGGCTATGCAGATGGGGAAAGGTAAAAGTGATGATGAGTTAAAGGTCATCGCACAGAACTTGGCTCGACAACGTGGCATGAACGAAAAGCAGTTTTCAGACTTCCTTTCTTCTTTTGGATTAAACCTCTAGCTAGGGTTTTATATATCAAGTTTTGAAGGAGGTATGAAAATGGAAGGTAATGAAGGTATTGCCCCTGTTTGGAACCTGAACGAAAAAGGCGGAAACGGATGGGGAGACAGCTGCGGCATGTGGTTCATGTGGATTATCGTGATTTTCGCCTTGATGGGCGGTGGCGGCTGGGGTGGCTTTGGAAACCGTTCCGGACTGACACAGGCAGAGATGCAGGCAGGTTTTAATCACCAAGACGAAATGGGGCAGATTCGTGGAATTGGCTACGGGCTTTCTGATGCAACCTTTTCTCTCAACACTACTATGCTCCAAGGGCAAGCCGGTATTGAAAAAACCGTTATGCAAGGGAATTATGCCCTCGGTAGTCAGCTTGCAGAGAATAGATTTTCGCAACAGCAATGCTGCTGCGAAACTAACCGCAATATTGACAGCGTTAAGGCAGAAAACTATAAGAATACATGCACTATTACAAGTGCTATTCACGAAGAAGCAGAGAAGACTCGTGCTCTGATTACTGCAAACACGATTCAGGAACTTCGCGACAAACTGGCAGACCGTGACCGCGATCTCCAGTCCGCAACGTTCAATCTGTCTCAAGTGATGCAGAGCGCCGCACTGGTTAATCAGCTTCGTCCGTACCCGACTCCGGCGTACATCACAGCAAGCCCTTATCAGGCAATTACAGGTGGCGGCGGTACTACGACTACGACCTGATGTAGCGTAGCGTAGATACACATGATTAAAAACGTCCTATCAATCGATAGGGCGTTTTTATTTTATGAGGTGAAATTATGGATGGAATTTTACATGGGTTTATTATACAGGCACTTTTGACGGCGGCTTCTTTTGCCGTTGGCTATCTTTGGAATAAGTCAAAAGCACTGTCCGACCGACAGCAAGCAATTGAAAAAGGGACTCGTGCGCTTCTGAAAATCGAACTTCGCAAAGTTCACCGCGAGTCAAAATCCAGAGGGTTTATTACATACGAGGATGAATCCATCGCTGAAGAAGTATACGAAGCGTATCATGCACTGGGCGGTAACGGGCAGGGAACAGCGATGCTAAAAGATCTTCGTGATTTGGAGACAAAGTAGATGGTTGAACAATTAACAAAAAAGGCAATGAGCTTTATAAATTCAAAGGCGCGAACGAGTATGAGGGTAGTTTACATCTATGGCGGCTGTCTTTTGTCCCTGGTACTTCTGAATGTCATCGCATGGCTTTACATGTGGTATCTGACGGACGTTCCTGACATTGACAAGCTGCTTCGCATTACGGATGAGCTTTCTAAGCCGTCTGTTGTTGCTGCCGTCACGTTTGTTTCCGCTTTTTGCGTAAACAAAAATCATGATGGACGCCCCGATGCTGCAGAAGTGTTAGCAAAGCGAGGAGGGACAGGTGCTCCAACGATACCTCTGAATAGAAGGGATGATGCTAAATGAGTATGGAAGAAATTGAAAATCAACTAAAGAAAGCTAGACCATCGTTTTATAAATATCCGTTTCCTGTGCAGGTTTATTTACACTGGACAGCAGGACATCGCTATACAACGTTTAGCGATTATCACTATTGCATTGACGGAGACGGGGAAATCATAAACACTAGACCGCTCACAGAGACACCTGCCGCAACATGGCAGAGAAACGAAGGAAGTATAGCTATTGCATTGTGTGCATGTTATGAAGCGGAAGCATATTTCGACAGCGAGGGTGGATTGTATGCACGATTAGGAGAAGAAGCTCCTACAGATGAACAAATCGAATCCCTTGCTATGCTGATGGCAAAAATTGCTAAAGTGTTTGACATTCCGATTGATAGTGAGCATTTCCTCACCCATGCAGAAGTTGCGATGATAGACGGTTATGACCTTGAATCAGATGATCCTGACAAAAGATGGGATTTGGCTGTACTGCACGATGATGATACATGGATGAGTGGGGGAGACACGCTCCGCGGAAAAGCGCAATGGTACTTGGAAAGCGATTAAATTGGTTTACAGGCGTCCTAGCTGGCTAATGTGTAATTTATCAAAAAGAGCTAGGAGACGCCTATATGACCCTAAATTCGCAAAATTTCAACGGATTACAGTTAAGGAAAGGTGTGAATCATGGATGGGTGGAAATCTCGCAAGGTTCATAACTTGCTTGATCTTGTGTTTATTTTTATCGGCGTTCTTGTCATTGCCTACTTCTTATGCGCAGGAACAAACGTATACGATAACGGAAACACAGTTGACCGAGCTCGAGAATACGTACAAAACGAAGGAAAGCAGATTGATGACGCTCGAAACGAAGCTGAACGTGCTGACTCAAAACTCGACCGAGCAGGAGAAAGCATTGAGCGAGGCATTGGAGCAGTTGAACGAAGCAAAGAATCTGCTGACAGAAGCAAGGCAGAACTTGAGGAATGTAAACGTCTCATTGACGAATGCAAAAGCGACAATCGCAAAATTGGAGGAATCCTTAACGAGGTTAGAGCAAGAGGTAAAGACGTTGCAACATCAGCGCAATCTCGCTAAGCGGCAAAGAAATGTATGGTGTTTTGTTGCCGGATCACTCGCAATTTACGAAGCAACGAATTGATTTTAAGGGGCTAGGAAACTAGCCCTCTTTTTTTATTGCCCGAAGTAAGGTAGAATGAAGAGGAAATGAAATATACGGCTAACGTTATGAAGGAGGATAAAATGAAGGTAAAGACATTATGTGTTGCTTGTGCTTTGCTTTTGATGAGTTCTACTGCGTCTGCTTTCCAAGTGGAAACAAATGGGCATGTCGTACCTCTTTTTAAGGGTTATGAAATTCAATTTGAATATTTTAAAAAAGTGATGACGATAAAATGTCCGCATGATGGAGGTATTACGTCCTATTCTGTGGTTGGAAAAGAAGCATCTTTGATGCGCTCGACAGATACATGTCCTCATGTTCCAGTTGTGTCAGCACCCTCATTTACGTTTTATCAAGATGATATTCCTTACTTAATTGCCGATGACTATTGTGCATGGAAGAAGGGCGCAAAGAACTCCGCATTTCCTGAAACATGGGAACGATATGCAAAGTAGCAATTTGCTAAAATATGTTACAACTCTCACCTGAATTTAGGTGAGAGTTTTTTATATGTTCGATAAATTTTATTTATGTGAATCGAAAATTATAATGGCGCTTTTTTATGTAAGGCTTACAGTAAGGTTTGCTGTAAGGGGTTATTTAAGGCTTACATTGTATAAATATGTATGTGTTTTTTGTTAAAAATATTACGATTATACAATGTAAGGCTTACAGTAAGTGTGAATGTAAGGCTTACAGTAAGCATGACTGTAAGACTTACAAAATCTTACAGCAATTTTGCAACGGCTGAACCATAAATAAAAGTATGTCAAAAAATACGCAATATACAAGTTATACGTCTTATTATTAACTGATTTCGTATAAATACACATAATCAGTGCATTGTGTAAGGCTTACAGTAAACCTTACTGTAAGGGTATATACAGTTATTATATTATATATATAATAAATATGTAAATTGAGAGATGGCAGTATACACATTTAAAAAATTGTTTCTTGCAAATGTTAACCGTTAAGCGTATAATGCAAGAAAAATATAGCATACTAACTGTTTTAAGAGTAAGAAAGGAGGAAAGTTTCTTAGAGCTATTATTGATTTTTAAAAGGAGAGAAGGAAGAATGGAAGGTGTCCGAACGGCGAATGATTATTTTTGTGATTACGTAAACAATAGCACGCCAAAAGAAAGATATAGCCCTGATGTCATTAGTTTAACGAAAGAATTTAAAAATGAGCTTTTTCGAGCAATACCGGAAGAATCGGATCAGTTATATTCACTCATGATCGATGCTGCCGCAGAATACGAATTGTGCGGATTTAAGGCTGGGTTTAACTATGCAGCAAATCTCATGCTTTCGCTACTGATTGCCGGAAATAAAGGTAAGCCACCTGAGGAGTTAATACAAATTGACAAATGAATAGCCAGGCATCTCTAATAGCGAGATGCCTTTTATTTTTAGCTGTTCATGTAAATATATCACTTTACAAAAGAGGGGAAATGTAGTATAATATAGTGGAAGGGTAAAAAGTACCCGACAAGTTTTTTGAAAAGTTAACAGGAGGCACAACATGAAATTTCTTAATGAAAAAGAAAAGGCACTTTTTGAATACTGTTTAGCCCGAAAATTCGGGACTCCCGAAGAAACCCATAGGTTATACGCATGGATAGATGTACTTGAGACACGAAAAAGAAAATGGGAGCGTATGATTATCAAATTTGCGATAGAAGGACAGTTTACGAAAATCCCTAATGCAGCGGAAAAGGTAAACAATGCTAGAGAAGCAATTCGTGATGCAGATGCAAAAATCAGAACCATCAAAGAAGAATTAAAGAATTCCCAAAGGTGTTAGGAGTTATGGCAGGTAAGCATATTCCTTTGAAGCTAAAATAAAAAGGTACTAGGCATCTCAAAGAATGAGATGCCTTTATTTTTGGATATTTTGTAAATAAATCACTTTACAAATCGGGCAAAATGTAGTAATATATATACAACAAAGGAAATAGTTAGTAAACAACAGGAGGAAACAAAATGGAAGCAGAAGAAGTAAAGGCAATGGAAGCAATTAAAGCCGTAGCTGAAATGGAATATGAATACAGACAGGAAACGCACAGTAGCGGAAAATGCCCGGCTGTAGAGAAACTTATTGAAGTATATTGTAGGTATTACAAGATCGCGGACGAGAAAAAAGCTCGTGCAATGGTTTCTGAAATTGCTGCTAAATACCCTGTAGAATAAAAAAGGAGGAAACCCAAAATGAGAATTTACCTGACAGACACTAATGAATATGATGAAATTTCCATTTTCAGCAGAAACGGAATTAAGGGAAATGCGGAAAAATTGGGTATCAGCTATAGTTATCTTAAAGGCGCATACACGATGACTAAAGACCAGCTCGAATGGCTGATGAAATTCAGCAAGCAGATTCAGCACTGCGATGACATGATGGATAGACTGGATACGGAAACCGCAAATGAAATTTTTGATGATTGCGCATTTGAGTGTGCATATTATTACATATTCATCAACCGCCTTGAAAAGGCACTCAAAAGAGAATGCGCAAAAAGAAAATATATGCGCCGCGTATCTTATGCGGCTTGATGGTATAATAGACATAAGGAACAAAAATATTTATTGAAAGGAAGAACCAAAAATGAAAATTTATCTGACCGATGCTAGAGAAATTAGGAATTTGGATGCAGACGAAGATTATATCTGCATGTGGGATGAAAATGTTTGTTATGACGCTGACATGGACGCATATATTATGAACAATGACCAGTTTGAATGGTGGAAAGAATTGCTGGAAAGGAAAGCACATTGCGAAGAAATGGAAACAGAAATTGGCGATAAAGAAACTTGCAAATTCTTGCTTGAACAGTGCGACGAATACGATTTAGGAATGCGGGTAAGTCAATACGAGAGACTTTTATCGGAAGAATTAAAAGAGCGGAAATAAGATGAGAGGTGAAAAATCACCTGTTTTCTTTTACACTAAATGCGTTCGATTATAGGCGTTTTTCGCATACTTGGCGATAACTATATCAAAAGGCACCGGGTAATAACCCCGGTGCCTTTTTTATTGTTTACTATTCAACGTTATCAAGATCGATGGCATATCCCATGGACTCGCCTACACGCGTGACAGTTCCATAAACGGTTATAACCTGTCCAACATCCATATTGGATAACTGATCTCTTTGCTTCTCCGATTGTATGTTTATCAGGATTGGAATAATTTGCACATCCATTTCGGGCGGACATACCGTAAAATAATCGCCGTTGCTGTCAATAACATCAATTTTGGCGTTTTTAATAGCAACATTGCGGTTATTATATTTTTTCTTCGCGCGCAGTGCGTTAGTATTCAAGTCGTCCATCATAGCGGAAGCCGTTGTTTCTATATATTCTTTTTTTGTAGTGTCCGAGCCATCTGTAGTGCTTAGAAGTTTAGCAAGCACTGATTTTTCACTGGCTTTTGTCGGATCAGAAATCTTCTCTTGCTGACTGGATACCGAAGCGGGTGGGGGAGTGTCTTGCTTATCTTTACACCCGGAAAAACACATCCCCGTGAAAAGAACTGCAACAATAGTAATGGCTATTTTATAGTGATAATTGGAGCGTCTAATCAAAATAAACCTCCTGCAAACTAAAAATATGTTGGCTAGTAAATAAATTTGTGGTATAAACCGTTGCGGAAAAGAATGGATTCTATATGACCGTCTCGAACGGTGATTTGTTCGATAGTTCCTACAATAAATTCGCGCGTGATATTTACGTCTACAGTGCGTGCTAAACGTTCGTAGCTAATGTAGTTCCTCGATGCAAGCTGCTGGGAAATAACAAATTCACTAGCTTTTCTCAAAAATTCAGAATCAGTAATATCCGAGTGTATGTCAGTTTTTACAAGCTCTGAAATTTCCGCTTCCGTTTTAGCTATGTTATCTGTAATTTCAGTTTTTTTAGCAACAAAATCTGCTTCTGACATAGACGATTCACTGTAAAGGTATAGCGTAGTCAGGCGATCTAATGCCCTTTTTAGCTTGCTTTGCTTTGCGCGTAGTGTAAATAGTTGCTTGTCAGGCTTTGCAATTTTTTTTATAGCTTTAGTTTTACCGTATATCTTTTCACTGGGGTTAAGCGTATGGATCAGACGCAGGGTATCTAATAAACTTTGAGGCGATAATCCTTTCACAGAGCTAAAAGTATATCCCGATAATAACTGGCGTTGCAATTCATCTGTCGTTGTAATATCTTTAGCGTGCTTCTGTACTTTTAAAAGATTAACAAAGTAGTTAAAAACAAAATCACCAAGGGTTAAATCGGAGACGGAATTATTAGTACATTTTGTTTTACTGTACCGTCTTGTCGGACACCCATAGCGCCCCATCTTCCATCCTTTTTTCGTATCTGTGGTTGCAATGTAGCGTCTGCCGCAATAGGCACAAGTGACCAAACCACCAAAAACATGAACGTTGTTTGAAGTGTAATAAATGTTGTTTGCTGCAATGAGCTTGTAATTTGAGCGAAGCATTTCTACAATTCGTTCCTTTTGCTTTAAAGAGATCAATGCCGGATGATGGTTTGGTATCGTTACCCATTCAGACTGATCCTTTTCCTTTTGACGACATCCATCCTTGAGCCGATTATATTGATAGCATCCGGTATACCAAAAATTTTTTAGGATAATTCGTACAGAAATGGGCGACCATTCATTTCCTGCACGAGTTTTATAACCACTGTCATTTAAAATGCGAGTAAGGTTAAGCAAAGAACTATTTTGTTCGTAGGTATCATGGATTAAGCGCACTATCGGTGCTTCTTTTTCGTTAATATAAAATTCCTTCTTTTCTGAATTATAGCTATAGCCAAAAGGGATGCGCCCACCGTTCCATTGTCCGTTCGAAGCCCTTGAAATCATTGTGGCAGTTACACGCTCACTTGTCATGTTTCTTTCAAGTTCAGCGAATACAAGAATAATTTTTAGCATTGCTTCGCCCATGGCGGTAGAGGTATCGAATTGCTCATTTTTGGAAACGAACGTAACACCTAAAGATTTTAATTCCTCGTACATGCTGGCAAAGTCAAGCAAGTTACGACTAATGCGGTCAATTTTCCAAACTAGGACATGAGTAAAAAGCCCTTGCCTAATTTGCTTCATCATGGATTGAAAGCGTGGGCGATCCATGTTTTTACCCGAGTATCCAGCATCTTCAAAAATTACATAGTTAGTAGTATGAAGCATAAGTTTTGTATAAGCAATTAAATCCTGACGCTGCATAGGGAGTGAGTCTTTATCAATTTGATGTGTTGTCGAAACACGGATATAGATGGCTACCCTTGGATCAGTCATGGATTCTTACACCTCTTTTGAGATCAACATTTATAATGATACCTTGCGACTGGTGGCATCTATCGTTTGAGCTATTTTAAAGTCGATATAGCTTAAAACCTCCTGCTGAATTTCTTCGGGGAGCTTGTGAAATTTACTGATTAACATTTTATCCAGTTTTGTGGCAAATGGAATGGCAAAGTTTTTGGATTCCGCACCTGTAATAATGTAGTCAGTAGATACGTTAAAATATCGCGAAATGTCAGCGATAGTAGTAACCTTAGGTGATCCACGTCCCTTTTTCCAGTCCGTAACGGCGGTATGGGAAATTCCGAGATCAGAAGTTAATTTTGCGGCTGTTACATGATGTTCATACATTAAATCTAAAATGCGCTGAACCACAGGTGACATAGTGATCCTCCTTAAAGTTGGAAAAGTACGTTTATTGCAGTTTATTTTTACGTTACTTTCGTATATAATATGGTTGTACAAAACAAAAGACAATATATAGATATACAAATATAGCAAAGAATTATATATATAATTCTTACGTAACATTTGTATACAAGTATTGTAGCATAGTTCTGTACAAAAGTTGAGAGTTCCGTTGCGAAAGGAGGGAAATTATGGAAAAAGCCAAGAAATTATCGTGGTCAGTTCGCGTGAAAATTGCGATGTTAGAAAGAAATATGACGGTCGCAGAGCTGGCAAAAAAAATTGGACGCAGTAGACCGTATGTGTCGTTAGTAGTGAGTGGTAAGCTCATTGCACCACCCACGAACCGAATGATCTCCGACGTTTTAAATGTAAGCTGGACGGAGGATGATTATCGTGGATGAAGTAGTAGCCCGAATGGAAGCGTATCTGAAAGACGAGTTTGGGTTCAATAGCCGGGAAGAATTTGAAAAAGCGTATGAAAAATATTCCGGATTGGACATTTCCATTATGGCAGGAGGAAAACATCTTGAAGAAAAGGACAAGGATCAAGTGGAAGAATGTTATTAAGGCAACTGCTTTAGTAATTGCGGTAGGTGTAGGCGTTTCTTGTGTTTGGGCTAACAAAGATACGCCTGAACCTACGAGCTTAAACCCTAAAATGATTGCGGAAGCACATATTCAGGAAGAAGGGTTTAAGGAGTACAAGATTCCGGTTGAATTTGCGGCTGAAGGTGGCAAGATGGATGTTAGGACACAGAAACGAACATGGTATGCTTGCCACGGTTATAATGTCTCGTATCCATTAGTGCTTGCAATTATCGAAGCAGAAAGTGGATACCATGCCGAAGCAAGAAATAATCATGCTGGTGCCATTGGATACATGCAGATTGTTCCAGATTGGCATCAAGAGCGTATTTCTCGCATGCACGCTGACATTGAAAATTATCCAGTAGATAACATTTTGGTTGGTATTGATTATCTTGCGGAATTACAAGAGCATTGTATCGACGAAAACTATCTTCTTATGTCTTACAACATGGGATTGTCAGAAGCAACAAGACTTTGGCAAATGGGAATTCATTCAACCGAATATAGCCGATACATTTTAAACAGGAAGAAAGAGATCACGAGAGAGCTTGAAGGAGCATATCTCTAATTTTTTTACAACAGAAATCAGACTTTACCGTTATAGTGGTTGCAACTATACGGAGAAGTCGGAATGGGGGTTAGCATGTGTGAAATTTGTGGAGGAGTTTTTGAGCATTTCCCAGGGTGTCCATATGAACCCGAACCCAAAGGGATTTATAAATGCTGCATTTGCGGAGCACCTATTTGTGATGGAGATAAATATATAAATGGAATCAAAGGGTACGTTTGCGAAGATTGTGTGCAAGATTTATCCATTGATGAGTTTATGGAAATCACAGGTGAAGAGTTCGAGGTCGCAAGGGAGAAAAAAGAATGAATACAAAAATTGTTGCAAATAATGACGCTTTAGCCGAAGTTAAAAAACTCATGAAAACTGACGATGTAAAATCTAGGTTTAGCATGGCGCTTGGAGGAAAAGCACCGCAGTTTATGATTTCTATCATTAACGCAGTAGCAAATAACGGCAGACTTAAACACTGTAATCCTAATTCGATCATGGCGGCGGCAATGGTAGCGGCATCTATTGATTTACCTGTAGATTCTAATCTGGGGTTTTCCGCTCTTGTTCCGTATAACGACATCTGCCAGTTTCAGATGATGTACAAAGGCTATATTCAGTTAGCTATCAGAACAGGCGCTTACGAAAAAATGAATTGCGCGGAAGTCTATGCGGATGAACTGGAAATGTACAACCCAATCACAGGAGAGTGCATTTTTACCGAAAACTTTTCCTCTTGTAAGGACAGAAAAAACAAAGATTTTAATAAAGTTGTTGGGTACTATGCGTGGTTTCGGTTAAAAAGTGGATTTGTGAAAGAACTGTATATGAGTAAAGCGGAAATAACTGAACACGCCAAAAAGTATTCTAGTGCTTATCGTAAAGATTTGTACGAAAAAACAAAATTAAGTCAATGGAGCATTAACTTTGATACGATGGCAAAGAAAACGGTTTTGAAACTGCTTCTTTCCCGGTGGGGAGTCCTTTCTGTTAGTATGCAGCGTGCCATTGAAGCAGATCAAAAAACGTTCGATGCGAACGGAAATGGAAGTTATGGCGACAATCAGCCCGATAATTTTACTCTTAACGAAGTAACAGAACCGCAGTTCAATCAAATACCTTACGAAGAAACAAAAAATAAGACTACAGAAGTAGAAATGGAGGAGTTTAGAAATTGAAGTTGGAAGAAAGCACGTACTATAGCAGCGAAGCAAATAAAGAATATATGAGCGTATCGCAGTATAAGGATTTTGTTGGCACACCTGGTCATGCAGGTTGCGAGTTCTGCGCGATGCAGAAAATGAATGGTAATTGGTCTGATGGCATGAATAATGCAATGATGATTGGATCTTACGTTGACCACTATTATGAAGGAACCCTCGAACCGTTCAAAGCGGAGCATCCTGAAATTTTTAAGAAAGACGGCACGCTAAAAGCGGAATTTATGAAAGCGGAGTCTGTTATTAACCGAATTAACAAAGATGAGTATTTCTTGAAATATCTTGCTGGGGATAAGCAGGTTATTATGACGGCGGATCTCTTCGGAACGCCGTGGAAAATAAAAATGGATAGTTATTTCCCCGGTGTCTGCATTGTGGACCTTAAGGTGATGCAGTCCATTCGTGAAATGTATTATTCGCGACAGTTTGGCTACATGGACTTTATTAGATATTGGGGCTACGACATTCAAGGAGCGATTTATCAAGCGGTTGTAGAAAAGAATACTGGTAAAAAGTTACCGTTTTATATCGCTGCGGCATCAAAGGAGTATGAGCCGGATATTCAAATTATTCAGATAACGCAGAATTATCTCGATGATGCACTGGAAAGCGTTAAAGCCAATCTCGAACGTGTCCTTGATGTAAAAAAAGGAAATGTCATGCCGCGTAAATGTGGAGCGTGTGCATGTTGCAGACACTACAAAAAACTTTCACACGTCATCGGCATTCAGGACATTATCAATAAACAATAGGAGACGAAATGGTATGGATCTCGGTACACGAAACGGTCATGGGGGCAAAATTGCGACGACTAGCTAAAGCGTTAGGTTGCAGTCAAAACGAAGCCTTGGGTATACTTGTACGCCTTTGGTTGTGGGGGATGCACAATTCTAACGAAGCCGGAGAAACAGATGCAAGCAAAGAGGATGTAGCAGATGTGTTAAATGTCGGACTGTCTAAGCTGCTTGAACCCGAAAGGGTTATCGAAGCGTTAATCAAGGTTGGCTATCTCGACAAGGTGGAACCAATTCGACTACATGACTGGGCTATTTGGCAAAAGTGGTGGTATAAGCGTGAGCATGAACTTGCTAAAAATCGAGAATATGTAAGACGTTTTCGTGAAAAGCAGAAGGAAACCGAAGCACCACCAAAGAAAAATCGAAATGAATATCCAAAAGAGTTTGAGGAATTTTGGAAAGAATATCCTCGCAAGATTGGAAAAGCGGATGCCTATAAATGTTACAAAGCTCGAATTTCGGATGGTTGGACGCCCAATGAGCTTATTGAATCTGCCAAGAATTATTGCGCTTATGTAAGAAAAACTAACACGGAGCAGACGTACATAAAGCACCCAAAAACGTTTTTATCAGCATCCACTCCATTCTCTGATTATTTATCGAAGCAAGAATCTCAACCTCAAATTGTGGAAACAAATGAAAACGATCCCTTTAGTGATTGGAGATGATAAACATGCAGGAGTTAGCACGATGCCCCCAGTGCGGCGAATACATTGAAAGAGTCGTTGCGTTTCCGGCAATGGACGGCACGAAGCAAATGGTAAATCGTGTTATGCCGGTTATGTGTCGTTGCGAAAGGGAAAGAGAAGCGGCAAAAGAACGTAAAACGAAGTACGAACACGATATGAGAGTAGTAGGAAAGCTGAAAAAAGAGTCATTGCTAGATGCACGGCTTGCCACTGCCAGCTTACAAAACTATACGAAAAGCGATGGAAATGCATATGGATACAAAGTAGCCGAAAGGTATATTGCAAAGTTCTCAGAACTAAAAAAGAAGGGGCAAGGACTTCTGTTTTGGGGCGATGTGGGGACTGGGAAAAGCTATACTGCTGCTGCCATTGCCAATGCGTTAATGGAACGTCGCGTATCTGTTATCATGACGTCTCTCATTAAAATCTTGTCGAAAGTTGGAAATACAGGAGTTTGCGAGGATACTATCGAAAATCTCAACCGTCCGCAACTGCTTATCCTTGATGACTTCGGGGCAGAGCGTAGCACGGACTACGTGCTTGAAAACGTCTACAACATTATTGATAGCCGTTATAGAAGCGGAAAGCCACTCATCCTCACAACAAACCTCACGCTTGAAGAAATGAAACGAACAGACGACAGACGGTATCAGCGTATTTACGACCGTATTTTCTCTATGTGTTTTCCTGTAAGATTCACTGGCGAGAGTTTCAGAAAAGTTTCGGCAGTTCACAGGTTTGATGAAATGCAAGAGATTATGAAAGGGTGATTGAAATGTATGACAAGGTAAGAGATGACACATGTGATGACGAAATTCGTATTCCGAGAGGCTTATTCTATGCTACTGTTCATGGGTTAAAGGAAGGAGCAAAAAATAGCGAAAAAATAAACCCTGAATTTGGTCGCGGACTGACCTTTGCTACAGATGTGTTGAAGGGATTTGTGGAAAAACATGGAGAATTTGTATGTCAGAAATAAATTCGTTTTTTATCGCTGGCGAAGTGCAAGCGAAGCAAAGACCTAGATTTAATGGGCGCTTTGCTTATACGCCGAAAGAAACAGTGTCGTATGAAAATCTAGTCAAGCTCCAGTATCAGGCGCAATGCGGAAACTATAGATACCCTGATGACGTTCCGCTTATTGTTGCAATTTTCGCGCATATTGAACCACCGCAATCAGCGTCCAATATCAAAAAAACTCGGATGCTAAATCAAGTGGAATATCCACTCAAAAAACCTGATGTGGATAATGTCGCAAAGATCATACTGGATGCACTAAACGGCATCGCATATAAGGATGATAAGCAAGTAGTTACATTGATTGTTAAAAAGTCATATGCCGGAGAAAGCGGTGTGGGCGTAACTATTTCAGAAGTGGAGGCAAAAAATGAGTGAGTTCAAGATTGGCACTAGAGTGGAATGTGAAGCGTTCGGCAAAGGAACAGTAATTGGATATGACAAGACTGATACGTCATATTACATCAAAGTACGATTTGACGACAGAAGAACCGTTAACTGCTCAAAAGATGGGTATATTGAATTTACTAAAAATTGTCCACCGTACACGGTTAAGGCTATAACCGAAGAATGTAAAACGGATAAAATCAACCCAAACTATTACAAAGGGAACATCGAATGTATCGAAGCTATCAAGGCTAGTATGACATGCGAAGAGTATAGAGGTTTTTTGAAAGGACAGGTCATGAAATACACATGGCGATACAGAGAGAAGGGTGGTGTTGTCGATTTACAAAAGGCGGGATGGTATCTCGATAAACTTGTAAAAGAGCAGTCTCTTGATGAAGTACGACATATGCCCGTGAATGAAAAATGAAGTGGAACAAAGTAAACCGCTATTGCTTCACTCCTGCTCGACAGTATGGATATACAGCAGTTTCGTTAGAGTTGATTACGCCCAATAACAAGATGGATGAACTAAAGAATCTACTCGAATCCGACAAGTGCATAGTGGAAGCTAGAAAGTTAAAAATCAAGCGATCCCTATCGGCAAATGCTTATTGCTGGGTTGTGTGTGATGCATTGGCAAAAGTGCTACATTCGACAAAAGAGGATGTATATCGGACGGCAATACGAAATGTTGGCGTATGGGACACGATAGCGGTCAAGCCGTTTGCTTACGACTCTTTCCGCAGGAAATGGGAAAGCCACGGAATCGGGTGGTGCGTGGACATAGAAAGCAGACATCGGGACTATTGGGAGATCCGAGTTTATACAGGTTCGAGCTTATATACGAAAGAGCAAATGTCCCGACTGCTTGAGTGGTTAGTTGACGAAGCGGAACGGCAACACTTAGATGTAAAAACACCCGAAGAAAGGAAGAAGCTCATAGATGAGTGGGAAAGAGAACGCTATGAAGATTGACAAGGAAGAGCGAATTAGGCTTACTCCGGCAGGGTATAAAGCAATTTGCGCCATGGTTGACAGCAGAGCAAGCCGTGACGGTTATCCTCGGTGTGAGTGGTGCGGCAAATCTATCGGAAAAATGGATCACCACCACATTCGCTATCGTTCGGAGTACGGCAGCGACACTCTTGAGAACCTAATCCTTCTGTGTCGAGATTGTCATGACGTGTATGCACACGGAAAGAAAAAGCACCTCTACCAAAATGATTTTATTGACTACAGAATGAATGCTGAACCTATTAAGACGTGGAATATCGTTCATCAGAATGAGGCGCAAGCTATCTATAAGAGGTACGCTAAACGAACGGGAGGGTGTAAAGATGGAAAAGAATGAAATTGAGTTTGTGAATGGAATAAGAGTGTTACCTGCTGGGTTTGACGTAGAGAAAGCAGAAAGAGCCATTGATTTTTTTCTTAATGTGTCTACACCCAGAACGTACATGACATTCAGCACATTGGCGGAGCGATACTTGAGGCTCTATGTGATTTCGTACAGTGGAAGCACATCGGGATGGCGCTTGTGTGAGTTGCTTGGCGTTTATCCGGGAGATATGGCAACTTTAAAAAACTGGTGTAAAAGGAGGAAACTTAAATGAATATCATCATCGGAAGCGATATGTATTTGTGCCACCCGAAAGTTATTAAGTTTGCAAAAGTTGGACTGTTTAGACAGACCGTCCTCATGGTTGATGGAGATGTCGTCAAGAAATACAAAAACGAAGAGGAATTAAAAAAGGACAAGGAGCTACTTTCGTTCATTATCGGATTGTCTGAACCTGTTTGCGTTCTCAAAGGAGGAAATGAAAATGAATAATGTAAAAAATGTTGGCGAAGGCAGATTTTTCAAGGTTGTAAAAGGTTGCCCATTTGTTGTACGACTGCCCGAACGCAGCACAAAATATTCTGCCGGGTATGATTTCTTCTGCCCGTATCCAGTTGTAATTGCGCCGGGACAGACGATCAAGATTAAGACGTGGGTAAAAGCTCGCTTTCCACGAGGCGAGTTCTTAATGATTTGCGATCGCTCGTCTTTTGGAATTAAGAAGCATCTTACAATTCCAAACGGTGTAGGCATTATTGATAGTGATTATTACGGAAATGAAAATAACGATGGCAATATCATTGCTGCGCTTTATAACTTCGGGCAAGAACCTGTACAGATTAACACCGGAGATAAAATTTGCCAAGGGATCTTTATTCCGTTCAAGGTCACAGATGACGATACAGCGACTGGTGAACGTACTGGCGGAGTAGGAAGCACGGGAGTGTAATTGACGCCGATCTTGGCGGTAGAAAAAATCATGAATTTCCAAATTTATGCTGCCAATTTTTTTGCTATACAAAGTCAAAAGCATGCGATTTTAGACAACAAATCACTTTACAAATCAAGCAAAATGTAGTAATATATATACAACAAAGGAAATAGTTAGTAAATAGGAGGAAACCACCATGACAAACAAATTTGAAAAAGCTTACGAAGAATACAAGACCTTCGACCAGGCATTTCACGAGGCAGAAGAAAGAATGGACGAAGTAGGGATTGAAAAAGCCAGAACCGCCTACAAGGCATGGAAAGCTCGCTACCACAAGGAAGGCTCGGTGTTCGCATTCATCTACTGCGAATACGAAGAGTCTCGGAACAATGGAAACGAAGATCTGAACTTCTATAACTACATTGATAAGACCGAAAGCTGCATCGCATTCCTCAAGGAAAACGGAGTGAAGCGCTTCACCTTTTCCTCCGGCTGGACGGGAGCGATCGGAAATGCATGGGAACTACAGAAAGCTGGATGCCGAATGGTTGGAATGAAAGAGGTTAAGGGGAAAACTAACTCATGGAGCGGAAAACAGGAAATTCTTCCTGCTTTGGTTTTTGAAATTTCCAACGAATAAGGAGAGAAAAAGTGATAACGTTAGGGAGCCTGTTTGATGGAATCGGTGGATGGCAGCTTGCGGCTGTGAGAAACGGCGTAAAGCCGCTTTGGAGCAGTGAGATCGATCCATTTCCTGCAAGCATTACGAAAAAACATTTCCCGGACACTATCCAGCTTGGTGATGTAACGAAAATCGACGGCGCGGAAATTGCGCCGGTAGACATCATCTGTGCAGGAAGTCCGTGCCAGGATTTATCTATCGCAGGAAAGAGAGCAGGGCTTGAAGGGGAGAGGTCGAACCTTTTTTATCAGGCAATGCGAATTGTAAGAGAAATGAGGAAGAAAACGAATGGAGTATACCCAAAATTCTTTGTTTGGGAAAACGTCTTGGGAGCGTTTACAAGCAATGCTCGGCGTGACTTTAAAGCCGTGCTTGAAGAAATCGGACAGACCGACATTCCAATGCCTGCTTCTGGACGATGGGCTAGAGCCGGAATGGTTAGAAGCAAAGAGTGCGGCATCGCATGGAGAACGATCGATGCTCAATTTTGGGGCGTCCCCCAGCATCGCGAGAGAATCTTCCTTGTCGCAGGTTTTGGAAAGTGGGGGGGGCACGTACATGTACTCTTTAACCCCGAAAGCGTGCGCGGGAATACTTAGACGAGCTAAGGCAAAAGGGAAAAAACTTCCCGAATTGCTGGAAGCGGTTTTGGAATGGCAGGCGCATGATGGAGACTGAAATTTTCCCTACGAAAAGCTATACCGAGATAAAACAGGGACTCCCCGCAAGTACGCTGAAAGCGGCTGGGGGGGGTACGGAGGAGGAAGTGAGAACTACATCGTGGAAACAAAGATTTACGAGAATCATCGCAGAGACGCGAGATATGGGGAAACGGAAACCGCTCCAACATTGACGGCGCAAATGGGAACTGGCGGAGGGAATGTGCCGCTGAAAATCGAAAAAGGCGTGGGTCTGTGTCAAGGGACAGGAATGTCAAGAAATGGTCCGATCTGCAAAGAGAAAATAGCCTTTACGTTGACGAGCGTTGATAGGTATTGCACAGTTGCAATCGGCAAGGACAGCTCTCACTTAATCGCAAACGGTATAGCGCACACGCTAACCGCCTACGATTACAAGGCGCAACAAGCTGTTTTTAAACGGGGCGAAGCGTTCGTCCGAAGGCTTACGCCGCTCGAATGCGAGCGATTGCAGGGACTTCCTGATAATTGGACAGAAGGCGGAAGTGACGCAAAGAGATACAAAGCTATCGGGAACGGCATGGCGCAGCCGTGCGCAGATTTTGTGATAGAGAAGTTAGTGGAAGCATTAAAGGAGAGAGGTTGAATCATATGAAACTTAGAGAATTAGTGAACAAAATTGATAACGATATAGTTTTATGGATAGTTAGAGCTCCGGACACTAACGTTCTATTCAAAAGAAAGCACCCTTTTGACGTTATTCCAGAGGATGTGCTTTGCATGGAAGTCGGAGCGTTTTTCCCTATTTACAACAGACTGTATATAGAAGTAAAAAGAAATTCTAGGAAGGGTAGCTTTAGAGAACTGCTTAACCGTCTCAATAATTACGATTGTATCGACGTGTACGTCGTCAACCACGACGGCACGAAAGAAAAGATATATTCTGAACAAGCTGTACTTCGAATCAATGAAGAATATGACGATTGTTTAGTGAAAAGAATTAGCCCTCATGAGTCTGAATGGGGCGATAAAATTGAAATAGTGATAGAACCGTGCGAAGAGGAAGATACGCAGGAGGAGCAGAAATGAAAGAGGAAATCAAATTCAGGTTAGGTGATAGGGTATATGCCCCATTTCATGGTTATGGTGTTGTAACAGCAATCCATGAGGATGCTTGCGTATATCCGATTGAAGTAACATGGGATGACAGTGGGTTAAAAAATATGGAAGATGTCAACACATTTACTGCAGACGGGCTTTTATCAAAATACTATGCAAACACTGACACCATCCTTACTGTAGTTAAAGGGAGTCATAAAAGGAATAGGAGAAAAGAGATGACTGTATCTAAATTCAAAGTAGGAGATAGGGTATATTGTCCATGTCAGGGCTATGGCACTGTGACAAAAATTCATGATGATGGTCAAGAATACCCTATAGTGGTAACGTGGGACGAAAAGCAGCATGGGGGTGATGTTAGCATATTCACGCCAGAGGGGGCGGCAGTTAAAGGTCTTAATGATGATGCTGATGATATTGTTTTAGTTAAAAAGGCTACACCAAAGGAAGTAAAAGCAATGAAAGAGTATAGCAAATTCAAAGTTGGCGACAGGGTTCGGTCTCGCGGGTTTGGTGTTGGCGTTGTAGATGAGGTTCAAGGACACTATTATCCCCGGCGTTCTGACGCAGAAAGAGATATTACATTATTAGAGGAAGGAGAAACAATGAAAGATAACAAGATTAAGACAGACGCTATCAATCCGCCGCATTATCGAGTAAAGGGTATTCCGGAAGCCTATGATATTATGACGCACCTGATGAATAGGGAACAACTGGAAGGCTTTTTGTGGGGGAATATCATTAAGTATGCCTATAGATATGGGCGTAAAGGCGACGAAGCAGAGACAGCAGGAAAGATTAAATGGTACGCACAGAAGCTGAAAGAATTAGGGGAGTGTGAAAGCGTCTGTCTTA